AGATTAGAAGATGGTTCTATATTTTTGTATGATGATATGGAAGGGTCTATAAGAAAGCTTCCGTCCGACAGCGGTTCTTTAACAAGAGAAGAATGCGATAGAGAATTCGGGGAGCGGTTGATGAAAATGATGCGTCGTAAATCTATTACACAAGCCGAGTTATCGGAACGTACAGGACTATCACAAGCGCAGGTTAGCAAGTACATAAATGGTAGAACAACACCAAGTTTTTATATAGCAGATAAGATCGCTAAAGCACTTGGCTGCTCGACCGAATATTTTAGATATACGTGAGGTGTTATTTTTGGCTAGACCTAAGGATGGCGTGGTTACATGGGGGATGGTATATACGGATTTCAAATCACGTTTCCCCAACCTGCGTAAAAAAGCAATCTGGTATGGACCGCATTCCTATGCGACTATAGTTATTTCTATAAGAGACGACACTGGTATTAGAGATATTACATACAATTACGACACCAAAGAAGTTAAATTCATATAGCACATATTTGGAAGAGCGGGCGTAACAACCCCTCTTCTTTCTTTTTTGGCTTCTTTTAAGATTCGCGAAAAAAACATGCCCTTTTATGAGAGGAAGAGTAAAATCGCGCCATTTAATCTAATGGCATCCTCTCTTCAATTTTAATATGCAGTGAGAGAAAGAGAAAGGATGACCGCATATGGCAAGGAGTTCGAGATTGGAAAGCGGATTCCAAGACAAGCTCAGAGATGAGCTAAAAGAAATGTTTCCAGGTTGTATGGTTTTTAAGATGGATCAGATTCAAGGAATCCCTGACTTACTTGTTCTATATCAAGATAAGTGGGGGGCACTAGAATGCAAGCAACACGCACAAGCAAAGCGACAGCCAAACCAAGAGTATTATGTTGGGCTTATGGATGAAATGTCATTTGCGCGATTCATCAATCCTAGCAACAAGGAGGAAGTGTTGAATGAACTTCAATCGACATTTCGAGCTAGAAGGTAAGCATGCCCTTCTTAGTGCTAGTTCTTGGCGTTGGCTTAATGACGATCCAGAATCATTAACAAAAAGATTGTGTAGTCAATACGCTACTACAATCGGTACTATTTTACATGATATTGCTCGTAAGCATATCAAACACCGAATCAAATTACATAAGTACGATAAGAATACGGTAGCACTTGAATTGTTAGATCAAGGCATTCCGGGGTTCGTTATCGACACTATTGATTTCGATGGAATGTTCGAAAATCTGATGAATTATGTAAACGACGGCATAGGATTCAAGATGAATCCTGAAGTCGTATTATATTATTCTAGAAATTTCTTCGGAACTGCAGACGCTATTGCATATTCCGAAAAAGAGCATTTCCTGAGAATACATGATTACAAGAGCGGGACAACTCCCGCACACATTGAGCAGTTATTAATCTATGCTGCTCTTTTTTCTTTAGAGTACAGAATCAAGCCTAAAGAGTTTGACGCTGAATTGAGAATCTATCAAAGCGGCGAAGTACTTTATCACGAGCCAACGGCTGATGAAATAATGTCTGTTGTAGATACCATTACATCATTCGATAAATTCATCATGAGAAACACAGAGGAGGTCTAAATCGTATGAGAGTAATAGCTGAAGAATGGATTACAGCATACGGTTTTCCTTCTTATGAAATAAGTACTCATGGCCGAATTAGAAACAAATATACTGAACGAATTCTTAAACAATTTTCTGATCGTTATGGATATTTAAGAGTCAGTTTAGGTAACGCCGATAATGTTTATATCCACCGTCTAGCGTGTATGTCTTTTTACGGACCGCCAGAAAATGAACAGATGCAAGTTAATCATATAGATGGCGATAGACAAAATAATCACGTATTAAATTTAGAATGGTGTACACCTAGAGAAAACATAAAATGGGGGATACATAACGGCAATATTGACCCTTCAATCGGTCTAGCGAAAGCCGTAGAAGTAAATCGGAAGCCTGTAAAAATAGTAGAACTAAATGCGACTTTTGATTGTGTTAAAGATTGCGCTGAATTCTTAGGCGTACCACCAACTAGCGTTAGTCGATGTCTTGTTGGATCTAGAAAAGGTCAACGTATTCATGGTTATCACATAGAATTTGTTTGAAAGGAGAAAATACGATGAGCTATATTCCAGAGGATGTGTTGATGCATTATGGAATTAAGAGGAGATCAGGCCGGTATCCATTTGGCTCGGGAGAAGACCCTTATCAGCATGATAGTCGAGATTTCTTAGGTCGCGTTGACGAGTTAAGAAAACAAAATTTCACATTTACCGATAAAGATGGTAAAACATATTCTGGCGATACTGCTATCGCTAAGTCTATGGGACTCAGCACAACCCAATTTAGAACTGAAATCAGTTTAGCTAAAGACGAGCGAAGAATGCTTGACGTAGCTAAAGCCAAATCATTAAGAGATGATGGTTTAGGCGCTACTGAAATCGGTAAAGAAATGGGAGTCAATGAGTCAACTGTTCGTTCGTGGCTTAATTCAGAATCAGAATCTCGTATGAAGCAGGCTAAAAATACTGCCGATTATATTCGAGACCAGATCGAGAAAAAAGGCATGATCGATATTGGTACTGGCGTCGAAAGAGAACTCAACATATCTAAAGAAAAACTTAATGAAGCTCTATACATACTTGAAAGAGAAGGATATCCGATCTATAAAGGCGGTATCCCGCAAGCTACAAATCCTGGACAACAGACCAATCAAAAGGTTATTTGCCCTAAAGGCACCGAACATAAAGAAATCTATCAGTTTGATAAGATTCATGCATTAAATGAGGATAATTATATTTCTCGTGACGGCGGCGACACCTTTGAAAAGAAGTTCCATTATCCAGCCAGCATGGATTCAAAGCGTTTGATGATTCGTTACAACGAAGATGGCGGTATTGAAAAGGATGGCGTTGTGGAACTAAGGAGAAATGTAGACGATTTATCATTAGGTAATTCTCGATATTCTCAGGTTCGTATATTGGTAGATGGCACGCATTACATAAAAGGTATGGCTGTATATTCAGACAATATGCCTGATGGTGTTGATGTTGTATTTAATACCAATAAAAAACGCGGCACTCCTAAAATGGATGTTCTCAAAGAGATCAAGAAAGATCCGGATAATCCGTTTGGTTCAGCTATTAAAGATGCAGAACAAGGTGGCCAGTATTGGTATACCGATTCTAAGACTGGTAAAAAGAAACTTGGCTTGATTAATAAGAGAGCAGATGAAGGCGACTGGACAGAGTGGAAAGATGCTTTGCCCTCTCAGTTCCTAGGTAAGCAATCTATATCTATGATCAAGAAACAGCTTGGTTTGGCTAAAGCTGATAAACAGGCTGAGTATGACGAGATCCGTTCGTTAACCAACCCAACAGTTAAGAAACATTTACTGCAGAAGTTTGCTGACGAATGCGATGCCGCAGCTGTAAATCTACAAGCAGCAGCATTACCTGGTCAGAAGTATCACGTAATCATACCAAACAATAGTTTGAAAGATACTGAAGTGTATGCACCTGGTTATGAATCGGGAACTAAGTTAGCTCTTATTCGGTATCCTCATGGTGGCACATTTGAAATACCGATTCTTACTGTTAACAATAAAAACGCTACAGGCAAGAAGCTTATTGGCACCGATCCCATCGATGCAATATGCATTAACCATAAAGTTGCAGAAAGATTATCAGGTGCAGACTTTGATGGTGACACAGTTATGTGCATACCGACTAATGATTCGAAAGGTAGAGTTAAAGTTGCATCTACTCCACCATTAAAAGGTTTGGAAGGATTCGATTCTAAACAATACCAGGCTGATAAGACGACCAAAGATGCTGATGGTACAGTTCATGCTTATAAGAATGGCAGAGAGTTCAGAGTAATGAAGAACACCGGTACTCAAATGGGTATAATTTCTAATTTGATTACTGATATGACATTGCAAGGAGCAACTGCTGATGAGTTAGCAAGAGCTGTTCGTCATTCCATGGTAGTTATCGATGCTGAGAAACATAAGCTTGATTATAAACAGAGCGAAGTAGACAACAACATCGCAGCATTACATAAGAAGTACCAAGGTAAAACAACTGGCGGCGCAGCTACGATACTATCCCGTGCTAAAGGGGAACAGTCCGTACTTAAGAGACAAGGTACCCCAAAGGTTAACGTCAAGGGTAGCCCCGATTATGACCCCACTAAACCGGAAGGCTC